CCAATATTGTCCAGAACATTATCAGCTCTTCCTACTGTTAAGTCAACCTCTCTAGTAAGTACACCAGGAGATAATTGAGGAGTTGCCATGTTTTTCTCCGTAAACTTCAGTTTAACTAAAAATATTTATTAAAACCTTAATTTTCAGAGGGGAAACTGGGAGTGAACTACCAATCTGGGTACATATCTAACACTTTATCTTCAAAATCATATTTTTTTCTATTCTTCACAACCCTTTTTTTGGTACATTCCTTACATTCATACGAGTAAGAAGACGCTACTGGTCCTCTATTTTTTCTTGTCCTGTAAAAACCATCTACAAGATTTTTTATTTCTCCACACTTTCTACATCTTCTATCTGTAAGAAGAAAATGTCCAAGTTTTATTTGACTATCATCAAATCCTTCTATCATTTCTCTGCCGCATACAGTGCAAATGTAGAAGTAGTTATAACAGTCATCATATTAGCAATATGTTGTTTATCTGCTTCTGCACATTTATTAGAATTAGCAACAAAACAACCGATTATAGTTGCTCCTACTATTGTCAATTGAATAAAAATAACAAAGCGTATCAGATCAATAACTTTTTCTTTGGTATTTTTTCTATTATTCATGACAGATAATCCCACATATATGATCTATCACCATATTCATCAGTAAACCATCTATCTCCATCCTTATCAACAAAACTTTCAGAATCTAATCCATCAGATACAAATCCAAAAGGAGCCATGTCTTGTTCTATCTGATTTTTCTGCTCCTCATACAATCTTTTCCGCACATCTTGATCCGTCAATTCCTTAAAGTATTCTTGCGCAACCAACCAAGCATAAATCACAAGACACATTGCTAGGTCGTCGTTACATCCATCTTCTGCTTCAAATGAATCTTTCTTTGATACAAAAGTAGTCAACTCGGATATAATCTCATAATCTTTAAACAAAACCTTATTTTCTTCTACCATAGTCTTTAAGTTTAAAGACCCAATCTTCTTAACTGTCTTGGACATCTTGACTCCCAGTTGAGTCTTTTTTCCGGAGAATCCTTGTCCAACAACTTGACCAGCACGACCCCTCATCGAACACATTAATAGATTTTGATATTCCAAATCATATTGAATAATAGATGCTACTTGGTCTCCAACGTCATTCACTTCACAAAGTACAAAGGCATTATTATAACTCTTTGCTAATTGATAGATGATATTGGGGAACATCATCGGTTTAATATCATTGTTTCTATATTTTGCAACTACCTTATGTGGAAACTCTGTGATATCGACAATAACAAATGCAGAATAGTCTTCTCCTACACCCCTAGCAACATCAACTGTAATTACATAATCGTGATTTTCTTGTGGTGCTTCGTATACATCCATACCTGCATTTGATGTTGCTGGATTTTCATACACAAGACTTTTTAATTTGCTAGGAGCAATCAGAGTATCAATTGATCCTAAGAATTCACACTCAAACTCAACCTGGAACTGTTGTTTGGAAGTGTTGGCAATAGTCTGCTCTTTCCACTTAGAATCTCTACCTGGAACTTCGCTCCAATGAACTTCTGTTGTTACATACTCATTTCTATTTCTTTCTGCATCATGCCACATACGGTAGAAATGATTCATACCGTGTGGGGTAGAAACTATGATAACTTTTGTTTTTTGACCAGAAGTAATAGTAGGATAAACAGATGCAAAGAACGAGTCAGCAACGTGATTTGGGACGAACGCGAATTCGTCGAGAAAGAGGATGTTAAATGACATACCTCGGACAGCACTCGCAGACGTAGAAGCTGCCAATATTTTACTGCCATTTTCCAACTCCATCGATCCTTTGTTCCATGATATAATACCCTGTTGCATCCATTTTGGTAAGTTCTCGTATGCAGTTTGTAATCTTCCAAGAAGTTCTCTCGCAGTCTGTGCCTTGTTGGCAAGAATACCAATATTTACACTGTCGTTGAAAACGGCATAATGTAAGAGATATGATACCACAGTGGTAGACTTACCAGTCTGTCGTGGCATCTTACAAATGTTAAATCTATTGTTATGAAAATTGTTGATTAGTTTTTCTTGAAAGTCGTATGGATCAAACTGAGTTAGACCCTCATCAAGAGAAACGATTTTTACATAATTTTTTGCGAAATATACGGGATCACCAGCGCACTTATAGAACTCTATAACTTGTTCTTTTGTAAATTCCTGTTGAGTATTTGCTTTTTTTAATAAAGGATTGCCAAGATACTGTTCACTCATAAAATATTATCCCATATGCACAACTGATGTTCCATAAATGTCTTGAACTCCATTGGTGACTTCCATGGTTTCAGTTCTTTCTTTTTTGATGATAATTGGATTATGTGGTGCAAGATGAAAACATCCGGTTATATTCCCACTACCATCTTTCACAATTACTTTGTGTGCTTGACCTGCTGTATGATCGTGTTGCAGTAGAACATATTCTGCACCAACACCATCAATCCCTGGTACGATACTTGGAGTGGTTGATAGTTGTATATCTTCTCCTAAAAGTTTTACAATATTCATATTAGCAATTCCATTTACGGAGGGACTTGTTGATTCTTGAATCTGGATCTCTTGCAGTCTTAGCTGAAGTAAGTTTTGCCTTCATACCTTTCATTCTGGAACAGAAAGACTTTCTTCTATTTGCAGATTTGGACCCTTTCTTTAACTTAGATGGTTTAGTTGTAACCGCAGTCTTCAGTTTAGATCCGGGATTTGCCGCACGATATGATGAAACACCCTTTGCATTTAACCCACCAGATTCACTTTTTCCTTCCTTTCTCTGCCATGCTGGAGATCCCTCTTCAAGTTCAGTTTCCTCAGTATGCAAAAACTGTTCTCCTGGTTTAATTTCGGAGATTTTATATGACTGAACTCTTGATCCTGGATATACCTTATCTAGTTGATCCTGAACCTCTGAACGACTTGGTTGTGCAACAGATGGGAAGAACATTTTTATAACATACATTCTTCCTCTCCAGGAAAGGAATACTTGAATGATATTACCAGTTTTTGCTGGGATACGAGTTGCCTCAACCATTGCTTCAATATCATATGTTTCAGCACATATGCATGGGTTTTGGCCACATCTGGGACATTTTGATGCCTCCATCTTTGTTTCGTTCTGGACTACGTCATCAATAACCGCAAAGGTTTTTCCATATGCATCTGTAAGTTCTACTTCTTCTTTTTTCGTTTTTTTGACACAGTTTGGATATCTCTTACCAAACATGGTCTTCATTCCCTTCTGTTCATATCCAGGCCAACACTTTTCAGTCAGTTCAGATTTCCAGTCAGAAAATTCTTCTTTTTTAGTCTTATTGCCCCAGTTTTTTGCACCTTTTTTGCGGCACTTAACTAAAGCACCTGATGCATATGCAGAAGGCCATACAGAGTAACGAGACTTGACCTTATGATAGCAGGCGTCCTTTTCTCCTTCATTGACTTGATTTTCTACTCCCTCTTTTTCAATTTGAGGTGCCATCGTCTTCATATGAGGATCATATTTGACTTTAGTTTTCTTTGCTGGTTTAGCATCCTTAATACTAGGAGCATCTTTCATGTCATTTGATTCTGTTTTCACGTTAATTGCCTTCCCTTTTCTATTTGGATTTGGATCTTGGCTATTCTTGCGTCTGAATGCCGCTTCTTCCTCATCTTTACTGAGGTTACGCTTCATTTTGCTTGAACCGCACTTTGGTTTTGTGGTTTGTCCGGGTTGCTTTGCGCAGGGTTTTCCTGCATATTTACCACCGAGTTGAACCCAACCAGGCTTCCCATCACTAGAGCGACTCTTGCCAAACCAGTCACGCAAAGAATTATCACCACTTTTGTTCCCTTCGAGGACTGCATCTGAGAAATTGGAGACATGACTTTCGCCCATACTCCCCTCTCCTCCGTCTCCAGAGGTGATTCCTGAATCTTCTGCGGCCTTCTTAATCTCATCATCATTTGCATCATTAACAGAGTACTTGTCCCACATTTTGGGACCATAACCGCACTGATTCCTTTCTTCTTTCTTTTTACAAAGACGACAGTACTTCTTCATAGATAAGAGAAATCATTACTTATATTTATTTATCATTTTCCTTTAATCCACTCTTTAACATTTTTGCAAGTTCTGCCGTTGATCCAACAAATAATGCATTATTAACTGTCGATGGTCCTTTTTGTTTTTCTTCAGTATTGACTTCCTTTAGTTTCTTTTGGAGATCTAATAGTTTATCTGTTGCATCTGAGATGCTCTTAATTAGTTGACCAGTAACTTCATACGCTCTAGGAGAATCTGTTTCTTGTGCCAATTCAAGAGCACCATTAAGAGCTTCTTGACCCTTTTCAATTAAAGAATACAAATTTCCACGAGTATACTCATAGTCTTTTTGAATATCTTCTTCAGATAACTTTTTTGGTTCAACTTTTTTTATCTCCTTAGAGATGACCTCACCCTCAACATCAAAGGTTTCATTTAGTTCGTTAAATTTATCTGCCATCAGAATAAGTCACCATCAAACCCAAAATCATCACCCATTTCAATCAATTGATTATCTTCTTTAGTAATAAGTTTAATAGGCGCACCTTTTAAGTGTGATGTTATTGTTGTATCGTCCTTTCCTCTTTCTACAGTAATTTTATTTCCATTAATTGTCTTGATATACAATTGTTCCCCTTCAAGATCTACATATGTTTTTGCAGTCAAACCACTAGAATCATCAACTAC